GGAGATGCTACAGATGGCTCTTCCTTAAATGTTTTTATTGGTTCTGGTGCTGTAGGAGCTTCTGATGCAACTCAAAATGGAACAGTAGCGATAGGATATAATAGCCTTCATGCATTGACATCAGGCATTTCAAATGTTGCAGTAGGTTATGAATCTGCTAAAAACCTCACTACAGGAGCATCAAATGTTAGCATTGGTTATAATTCAATGGGCAATTCACATCTTGGTTGTGATAAAAATGTAATAATAGGTACGAGTGCTTTTTTCAATGGTGAGGTAGATGAAGCAGTATTTATTGGGTTTAATGCTGGTGGAGATGGAACTACAACAACAGGAGCAAATGGAAGTGTAGGTATCGGTAAAAGTTCATTGAATAACTTGACGTCTGGAGGTGGCAATACAGCAGTAGGTTTTGAAGCCTTAAAAACTATTAGTACTGGTACAACAAGCACAGCAGTAGGTCATGAAGCATTAGAACTTGCCACAGGAAGTAGTAATACAGCAGTAGGCTATGAAGCTGGGAATGTTATATCAACAGGAATTGAAAACACCATTATAGGTGGGTTTTCTAATCCAAGTGCTAATAACGCTACTAATGAAACAGTTTTAGGAAGTGGAGCAACAGGACAAGGTAGTAACAAAGTAACACTTGGTAATTCTTCTGTAACTGATGTTTATATGGCACAAGATAGTGGTGCTACAGTTCATTGTGCTGGAGTAAACTTTCCAGATAGTCAAGTTGCAAGTTCAGATGCAAATACTCTGGATGACTACGAAGAAGGTCAATACGAAGGAACTCTTACTTGTGGTTCTGGCACAGTAACTGTTAATGGATCATTTAATACATTAGCATATACAAAAATTGGAAGGATGGTTCATGTTCAAGGTGGTTTGGTTGTGAGTGCTGTAAGTAGTCCATCGGGTACTCTATCTTTAAATCTTCCATTTACAAGTGGAACATTAACTGAGGCATCGGACTTTGTAACAGGAGTATCATCTTATTTTGGAATGAGTGCTTTAAAATCTGCATCATTTATAGCAGTAAGGATTGGACAAGGAGCTAGTTCTGCTTTTCTTAAAGAGTTTACCACAACAGAAGAGGTGGCAACTGATATGGCAGATAATGTTACGAGTAGTAGTCAGTTCTACGTTTCATTTTCGTATATGGTATAATAAAATATTTAATTGGATAATTAAGTGGAAACAATAAGGAGTTAAAATGGCTTTATCAAAAGTAGAAAAAGATGATTATGAAGTAAGAGGCGAGTACAAGCATATAAATGTACGCACTAAAACATCCATTATGGAAGATGGTGCAGAAATTTCATACAAGTATCATAGAAAAGTATTAACGCCAGATATGGATGTAAGTGGTGAGAGCGATGAATTAAAAGCACTTTGTAATGCTTTATGGACAGACGATATAAAGAAAGCATGGGCAGATAAACAAGCTGAAGAAGTTTAACAAACAAGGAGTCAATCATGGCTAAAAAAGAAAAAGAAAAAAAGCCAGTTCTTAACTTCGATGACAAAGAATATGTTATTGAGGATATGACTGATGAACAAAAATCAATGCTTAACCATATAAACGATCTACAAAACAAGATGAATACCAATCAGTTTATGGCAGATCAATTAGCTGTTGGTAAAGAAGCGTTTATTGGAATGTTAAGAAAATCATTAAACGAGGAAAAAGAAACCGAGTAATGATTGTAAGACGATGTGCCTATGACCACGATATAGTCATACATAAAAATAATAAACCAAACATGGTAAAGACTATTGAGTTAAGTGATGGTACTCTAACCACTATTACTTACCCCAATGCTTACAATTATTTTTTAGTGGTTGATGGTGAAATTGTTAAAAAGTCAAATTCTTTTTCAACAATAGAAAATGCTTATGTAGATAAGTGTGCAGAAATGCATGACGATGGTCATGGGTGCATTGACATAACTAAACATAAATTAGTAAACAACAAGGTAGTAGGTAGATGAAATCACCAATATCTAAATTAGTAGAGTGGCAAATAAAAACAGGTCAGCTTGATGGTTGGACTGCTTATCATTTAGGAGCAGGAGCTTTTTTCTGCAAGATATTTCAATGGTTAAATTGGAACGATTTATGGTGCGTTTTAGGAGTATTGATACTTGGTATTGCTTGGGAGATTTTCGAGTGGATAGTAGAAGATTATAAGCCTTATGGCACTAAAAAAATATGGGCATACAATACAATGGCTGACATAGTTGTAGAAACTGGTATAGCTTGGTGGATGGTGCTATGAACAAAGTAATTAAAACATTGAGTAACGGAGATTTTAAAGTTGTTAGCACGAGTTATAATATTCCTATTAAGTATGTTAGGAGTACAAAGTTGCAGTCAGGGGTGGACAATAGTAGGGGTAGAATTAACTCCAAGTGACACAGTAAAAAATACAGTATTTATTGAAATAGTAGATACTGATTCAATAGAGCATTGGTATCATGGAAAGATATATAGTGATGATAACTGGTGCTATAAACATGAACAATATGAGAACGTTGAGGCAAGATAATGGACACGACAGCAATGTTAGAGGCTTATGGGGAGTTGGGGGTAATAGGAATCTGCATGATTCTTTTTGGTTTTATGATAACCAATTTAATAAAAGAAAACAAATCTCAAACTACTCATATTGATGAAATACAACAAGATCTTTCTGCTATGAAAGCAGAATTAAACAATACTATGAATATATGTGTAAAACTTATTGATTCTGTAAATTCATTTAAGGGAAGTATGCACGATAAAATGGATCGTAGGCATGAAGCTCTAATGAAAGATGTAGATGATTTAAGTGATAAAATTAGCTATATGTCTGGAAGATTAAATGGTGGGGGTAAACATTAATGGATAGTTTAAAAGTTGCTTCGATAAGCTTTGCAAATTATGGAGCTTATTTAGCTGAAATTAACTTACTATTACAATGCATTGTAGCTGTAATGAGTATAATATACTTAGCAATAAAAATAAAAGGAAAAAAGTAATGGACATTAAATCAATGTTAGTAAAAGTTGCTGAAGAGCAAGCAGATAAAATGAAAGAGCAGGCTGTAGGATATACCCAATCAGAAGAATTTGCTGAAAAAATGGCTCAGTTAATGAATGATAAAATAAACATTCCTTTCGTAAAAGAAGAAAAAGAAGGCGAACTGTTTAAAGAGTTTGCTGAAGTAGTACAAGATTTAATTGCAGGTATATTTAAAAAATAATGCCTAAAAAACGTGATCCAAGATTATCTAGGTATGGACTAAAAGGGTACAATAAGCCGAAGCGTACCCCTAGCCATCCTAAGAAATCCCATGTAGTTCTTGCAAAGGTTGGTAGTAAGGTTAAGCTTATTAGGTTTGGGCAACAGGGTGCTAAAACAGCAGGTAAACCAAAGCGAGGTGAATCTGCTAGAATGAAAGCAAAACGTAAATCATTTAAAGCTAGACATCGTAAAAATATAGCAAGAGGCAAAATGTCTGGCAGTTATTGGGCAAATAAAGTAAAGTGGTAATATTATGAAAGCAAAAGGGGTTAGTTTAGCTGGTTTAAATAAAAGACAAATGACAGCTATGAGAAAACATTCAAAACATCATACAGTAAAGCATATTAGAGCTATGGTAAAAGCAATGAAAAAGGGGAGAACTTTTACTCAATCACATAAATCAGCTATGAGAAAAGTTGGAAAATGAAAAGAAGAAAAAAATCAACAGTAAACAAAGCAGGTAATTATACAAAGCCTACTATGAGAAAAAGACTTTTTTATAGAATAAAAGCAGGTAGTAAGGGTGGAAGAGCAGGACAATGGTCTGCTAGAAAAGCTCAAATGCTTGCTAGAGCATATAAAAAAGCTGGAGGAGGTTATAGATAATGCCATTAAAGTCACCTCAAAAAAGTTTAAAGAAATGGACAAAACAAAAATGGGGATATGTAACTAAGAGTGATGCAAAAAAACCAAGAAGAAAAAGGGGGCGTTACCTACCTGAATCAGTTAGGAAAAGTCTCAGTCCAAGTGAAAAGGCTTATACAAACAGGCAAAAGAGAAAAGCTTCTGCCAAAGGTAAGCAACGAGCAAAGTACAGTAAAAAAGTAGCAAAACGAGTAAGGAGATCAAGATAATGCCAATGGGAAAAGGATATGGTTTTGGAAAAGCAAAGCCAAAAAAGAAACGTAAAACAATGAAAAAAAAGAAGAAGAAGTAATGTATAAGTTCGGTAGACGGAGTCGAGAAAGACTCAAAGGGGTTGACGTTAGACTAATCAATGTATTAAATGAATTAATTAAAATGATGGATGTTACTATTATTGAAGGACTCCGTTCTGCTGAGCGTCAAAAAGAACTTTTAGCTAAAGGTGCAACTAAAGTAAAATACTCTAAGCACATGAAAGGTAAAGCAGTTGATTTAGCTCCATACCCAATAGACTGGGAAAATAGAGATGGATTTTATTATATGGGTGGAATGATTCGTGGTATAGCTAAACAAATGGGTATAAATATTAGGTTTGGTGGCGACTGGGACAGTGATGGGGATACAAAAGATAATAACTTTGACGACTTAGTTCACATAGAGTTAAAAGAGTAAAAAAAGTTAAGGATCTTAACTATTTATTCTTGCATTAAAAAGATTTATAACATAAGTTAGGAACAATATGGCGTACTGCACAACAAGAGATTTAAAAGATGTATTTCCATCAATAGATGAATTTGACACCAAAACTGCTTTATATGGCTTTGTAGTAAGTGCTGGAAGCAGATATATAGCAAACAATGTAGGTTTAGTAACTCAGTTATTTGCTAATGGTGAAAATTTAGGGGCAGGACAATCAAGCGTATCAGATGTAAACGCCAATGGGAGATGGTATTATGACGATTCAAATGATGCTGTTTACTATTATAACGACACAACAAACCCAAATGATATGCTTATTGAGTCAGGTGATGATTGGGATACTCTACGGACACGCTATATATCAAATGCCGAAAAATACCTTGATTCTAGGTTAGATGGCAAACTGCCCCGAAAACAGTTCAAAGACAAAGATGGGAACTATGATTACTCTATAGTAAGAACAACTGCATTAATTGCTTGTTATTTTCTTATTAGAGCAAATGATCCTACATCTGAAGTAGGTAATGCTTTATTTGAAGAAGCAGAAAGAAACATATTATCATTAAATGATGGTAGTACTAAGTTGTCTTGGCAAGTTTCAGGTGATGCTAGTAAAGGAGTAATTAGACAAGTTTCTGTAAGTGGCTCTATAAACATAGTAGATACAAGAGGTCACTATTACGATGTGTATGATAAAGTAGGTGTTAAAATTACAACTGCTGGTGCTATGGGAACTGCTATTTATTCTGTTTGGCACAAAGATTCAGACAAATTAGGATCTGAAAGAATGAACAATGGAGAAGTAGCAGATTATACAGAAACTATCAATGGCCAGTATCAACCATTAGCTAATGATGTTTATATTAGATTTGCAGGTGATACAGCAGATACAGCTACGCTAAATGACAAATGGGAAATAGAGTTTTTTGGTAAAAATGAATCAGTAGATGATGCAGGTATGCCATTTTCAATTAGGATGACCAGAACATAATGCCAATTACATTTGTAAACATTTGGGAAACAAAGATTTTGGATACTATACGCTCTTTTCTTACTACAGAGTTTGCAGGTAGTATCCCAATATATACAGGAAATTTTAAGGATATGGGCAATCAATCAATTCGCCTAAATCCAATAGGAAGTAATTTATTAGAATATAATGCTAATTCAGAAACTAGAGAATATATACTAGATGTGTCTTATACATTTAAAGAAAAAATGGTAAAAAAAGACACTTGGGAACATATACTTCGCCAAGTATCTCACATAGAAGCTTTATTTTTTAGTAACTCAAGTAATGTGTTTCATAATGGAAGATTTGAAACAACAAAAATTAATGAAAAAGAAGAAGCCGAAGAAGCCATTGATGGTCTTATAGTAGTAAGATGGGAATGGCGAGGTTCTTACGTAGGTAATATATCTTAAAGCAATAAGGAGTAGGATATGAAAGTTAAGTTAAAAAAAGGCGAAAAACTTTCTTCTAATCAAAGTTATCAAGGATTAGAAACGGAAGTTTGGACTGCATTAAATCAAGGTAAAACAGTTGAACTTGATTCTATGCCATCAATTTGTAAAAATCAACTAGAAATTGTAAAAGGGAGTAAATAATGGCTAATGCAGTTTTTTCACCAAAAGATTTTAAAGCATACGTTATTTTAGAAGGAGCAAGTAGTGCTGTTAATGGTAATGGTTTTGCTAGTGGAGAGGTTAATCCAAACGCTCCAGCAATTACATCAAACTTATTAAAATTAAACGTAGACTCAATTAGTTTTCCATCTTTTAATGTTAATCAAGCAATGGAAGTAAGAGCTGGTGATGGTAGAGTTGCAAAAGCAGTAGACTTTTTCCATGACAATAGAAATAGTGCTGTAGAAATTTCTGTTTCTGGAGTTCTTTCAAATACTGCTGGACACAATTTATTAATTGAAAATATTATGGGCAACACAGATGATCCAGTAGCTATGCCACAAAATCATACTGGTTCTACTGGACAATACGGAGTAACAAGCGTAGACAATGCAACATTTACAACTGTATTAGCCTCTCCAGATCAATCAGATGGATACAATATTGTATTAAGAGGATGTTTATGCAGTAACTTTGTAATATCTGCTGATATGGGAGATGGAGGAATATATAGATTTGATGCTACTATAACAAGTGGTTTACTTCCTATTTTAGAAAATGTACAAGCTCCAGCAGAAGCAAGTGGGTTTGTAGCTACTCCAATATCTCTTTCTACAGCAACTGCAAAAACAGTAAATAGTGTTACTTCAGTAATGCAAAATTTTAATGTAACTATAGACAGTCCTGTTGTTTATGCAGGAGTTTCTAATGCTGATGGATATAAAGGTTTTGAGTCTTTTGCTAGAGGAGCAGAAACTTCAGTAACTGCATCTTCTACTATTAAACTAGATTCAGCAACAAGAGGTATTTTGAGTAATTTTCATGCTGGTACAGTTGATACAGCAGGTTCTTTTACCCTAACTCAAGGAACAGCTAGTAATTACTCTCTTGCTATAGCTAGATCTGCATTAACTAATGTTGCATATAATGAAGGTGATATTATGATGCTAGATGTTGAGATGAAAGCATTAGCTCATACAGGCGCAGAAAGCGTGTTAACGATTGATAAGGCTTAATAATGAAGTTATCTACAGGTAAAGAAATAAAGTTAAAAGAAATGTCTGTTGACGATATTGATTATTGCAATGATCTACCTCAAATGAGATATGAGGGTAGCGAAGTTGTAGCTATTACCAATTTAGCAAAAACAAGAACTGCTTGGATTCGTAAAGGTGTTGAAGGTGCTGATGATAAATTTATCAAATCACTTTCAGAAGATGAAAAAAATGAACTATCATTGGCTGTACAAGAACATCAACGCTTGGGGGAGTAGAATCCCTTACTCTCGAATCAAACTTCTTATTAGATAAAAAGTGCGAGGGGTGTATGTATCACGAATACCCCTATAAGGCTCAAATTCCTGTCTTAATCGAGGGAAAATATACAACTCGCACATTTACATCAAATGATGACGTTTGGGATGTTATTCGGCTAATAATAGACGAAACCAAAGAAGAAAATAAAAAAGGTAGAAGTTTCAATATCGCTAACTCGGTAATGGCACAGCTACCTTTTTTTTCTTGCACTAATATTATAATAGATGAAAAAGCACAGAGAGACATAGCAAGATTTATGTATGCAAGACAATTTAAAATATCTCCATATAAAGGGAGTTATGGAGAGCAACCTAAAAAATGGGTTGAAAAAAGTTTTTTATTAAGTAGCTTAATAGAAAAACAAAAAGCAAAGGCAATGGAAAATGGCTGATAATATAGTAAAAATTCACTTTAGACCAGACGGAGATAAGGGTTTAGTAAAAGCTATACAAGCTTTAGATAAAGAGACTAGAAAGCTTTTAAATACACAAGCAAAAATTATAGACTCCAACAAAAAACATACTGATTCTCAAAAAAAAGGTAAAACTCAAGCAGAAAAAAATGCTATAGCTTTAGATAAATTAAGAGTAAAACTTACTGCTTTAGGCTTTGACTATAAAAAAGTAGTTGTATCTAATAAAAATTTTGGCTCTGCTTTAGCAGGAAATAGAGTAGCATTAGAAAAAGTTACTCTTGCTACAAAAAAATATATAGCAGAAAATACTAAAGCAGATATTAGCACAAGAATATTAGGTGGATCTTTTGCTGTTTTAAGATCACAACTATTACTTTTTCAATTTGCTATGGCTTTAGGAGTAAGGCAACTTGTTAGATTTACTCAAGAATCTGCTAAAGTAGAAGCTATGGAAAAAGCTTTTAATACATTATCAGGTGGAACTGAAAATGCTACAAAAGCACTAAATCAACTTAGACAAGCTACAAATAATACCATGTCATCTTTTGATTTATTTCAACAAGCAAATAATGCTATGATATTAGGAGTTGCTAAAAACTCAGAAGAAATGGCTGAAATGTTTGATATTGCTCAAAGGCTCGGTAATGCTTTAGGTAGAGATACTGCACAGTCAGTTGAATCCTTAGTAACTGGTATTGGAAGGCAATCTAGGTTGATGCTTGATAATATAGGTATCATGGTAAGAGTTGGAGAGGCTAGTGAAAATTACTCAAGACAAATTGGAAAAAATGCAAGTGATTTAACAGATTTAGAAAAGAAACAAGCTTTTACAAATGAAACAATGAAACAAGCTCGTTTGCTAGCTAAATTATTAAATCCAGAAGTTGACGATACTCAAAAAGCTTTTCAAGAATTTGGAGCATCTGTTGAAAATCTTTCTTTTGAAATTGGAAGAGCATTAGCTCCTACTTTAAAATTTGCAACTAAATTAACAATAGGTTTAGCAAATGCTTTAGAAACTAAAAATTTTGCATTAGCTTTTGATGTTATTAAGTCACTTGGTGCTGGATTTCTTGCTTATAGAACAGCAGTTTTTCTTGCAACTATACAAACAAAAGCTTTTACTATTGCTTTATTAAAAAATCCAATAGGATTAGTTGTAACTGGTTTAAGCAGTCTTGTTTTTGCAGTTCTTAGGTATGATGAAAAATTAAAAGAATCATCTGTTTTAACAGAAGCACAAACAGATAAATTAACAAAATTAGGTCAAGAAAAATTTAAACTACAAGAAGAGATAAAAAAGTTAATTAATGCTCAAGAAACAGAAAATGATGTTATTGAAAGAAATAATAAATTAAGAGATCAGCAGATTAAAAAAACTAATTCTGTAACTAAATCTTTAGCTGAAGAATTAATTGCTTTAAAAATAAGAAAAGCTGAAATGGCTGGATTTACTGAGGATGAAATAAGAAGGCTTAAAGCAAGTGGAGATTTAAACGAAGGTCAAAAAGCAATATTAGATTCTATTATAAAAGAAATAAAAATTATAAATAATCTTAAAAAAGAAAAACAAGAACAAGAAGATCAAGATAAAAGATTTACAGATTTTAAAAAAGCTAGAAGAGATGCTGAAAGAGTTTTATTTGGAGAAACTGAAGCATTTAAAGTTAGAGAGCTTCAAAATACATTAGATAAATTCATTGAGTTAGGTTTTACAGAATCTCAAATTGAAGCTTTTAAACAATCAGAACTAACTAAAATTGCGAAAGAAGGTATAGAAAATAGAAAAAAATTAAATAAAGATTCTATAGAGTCAAATAAAGCTATTTTAAGTGCAGAAAAAACTTTATTTAAAGATAATGTAGAGTTTCAAATAACACAAGTTGAGGCACAAGCTGAAAAATTTAGACAAATTTTTAAAAATTCATCTCTAACAAAAGAAGAATTAGCTTTAAAAGAAATTGCTATTACTGAATTTGTTGAAAGTAAAAAAGCTGAAATACAAGCTAAAGCATTAAAAGAAAGAATGGATAAAGAGATCGAAACAGCAGGTATGATTTTAGGATCTATAAAGTCTATTACTTCAGAAATACAAAACTTTACCGATCAAAGAGTTCAAAATGATTTACAAGCTTTAAAACAAACTGAAGTTTTTCAAGATGCTTCTGCAGAAAAAAGACAAAATTTAGAAAATCAAGTTTTGGCAAAACATTCTAAAACACAATTTGCAATGTTTATGGTTAATAAAGCAGTAAAGTTAGCAGATATTGCTATGGCAACTGCTTCTGGTATGGCAACAGTTTCAGCTTTACCACCTTTATTTACGGCAAATCCTTTAATTGCTTTTATTAAAGCTATGGGATTAGCTCAGGCTGGAATTGTAATGGCTACCCCACCTCCACCTACATTTGAAAAAGGTGGACTTCTTGGTGGTAAAAGACATAGTGCTGGTGGTACAATTATTGAAGCAGAACAAGGTGAGTTTGTAGTTAATAGAAAATCTGTAGATTCGTTAGGACTACCATTTATGAACGCTATTAATAGTTTTGAAAATGGTGGGGTAGTAGATCATAAAGAAGCTTTTAAAAATTTATCTAATAGTTTAGTAAATGCTCCAACTTTACCTCATGGTTTAGGACTTCATTTAGCTTTGCATAGAGGTAGAAGAAAGAAAAAATTTGAAGATGGTGGAGTTATAAGACAAACAAAATTTCAAGATGGAGGTTTTATTAGTCAAATAAAAAATGAAATACAAAATTCAAACTCTCAAGCTCCATCAAGTTTAACAGTTAATGTATCTGCTCCATTAGTAGATGAAACAATATTAGATACAATTATACCTGCAATACAAAAAGCACAAAGAAATAATTTGGCATAGATATGGCATACGGAACTGAAATAAATAATTCAAATATAGTAGAAAATTGGTTATTCCAAATAGGATTTGGCAACGGAGATTCTGATGGAAGTGGAGAAGGTGGATTTGATCAAGTACTACAATCAGATGGAACTTTAAATTTAGTTGATGATTCAAGTGGATTTACAGATTCTTCAGGAACATTTACAGTTGATGATGGATCTGTTTTTGTAGTAGGAGATTATATAAAAATAGATAATGAGGTAATGCTTATTACAGGAAAATCAGGTGATTTATTGCAAATAGATAGAGGTCAACATGGAACATCTTCTGCAAGTCATAACGATAATTCTTTAATATTTTGGTATAATTTTTTACCATTATCTTTTTCAGATTTAAATGATTTAGATTTTTTTTATTATGGCGTAGTTTTAAATAGACCATCTTTAAGAGAATCTATAAATCTTGAGCAGTCTACAGCAAAAACATCTAATATATCTATTAGTATCCCTGATTTTCAATATAAAGGAAACCCTATAAGTGAGTTATTAATATTTGGTACTAAAAAATTTATAAATAGACAAGTAAATGTTTTTTCTAAAATAAACAATCAAACTAAAGTAAAGATTGGAGAGTTTAGATTAACTAATATTCAGCAGGATGATTCTAAATTAGAATTATCTTTAAATGCACATAGACCATTTAAAGATATTGCATATCCTCAAGATAAAACATCATTAACTAACCAGTATGTTCCCTATATAGTTGGAGATTACACAGCAAATAATAGTTTTTTTGATACACCAGCTTTTTGTGATACAAGATTATATCCTGTTCCTGTATTAAATGTCGATGAGGATAGAATAAGAACTATAATGCCTAGACAATTTCTTTCTTCATCTAGTAGTCAAATAAATATACATCAAGGTGGTGATGTGTTTTTACCACTTATGAGTAGCACAGGAGCCAAAAACAATACAACAAAATTAATAGAAGAAGTTAATTGCTTAGAAACAAAAACTGCAAGATTAGCTGTTGGTAGAGTATTTGCTACAGAAGCAAGAAATATAATTAATGATTCACATACAGAGTTTTCAAATACTCATTTAGCTTTTGATAAAGACACATCTACATCAGCTACAGTAGAAATTTCAGGTGCTGACTCTCATGCAATAGCATTTTCTACTGTTAGTAGGATGTTTACTTCGCATAGCATTAAGTCAGTAAGATTAAAGCATAAATATGAGCATAGTGCATCTATAAACGTATTTGTATTTGCAGGATCAAGTGAAATTGCTTCTGGTAGCGTAAGTTTTAGTGCTAACACATTTAGGACAGATGCCATTGACGTTAGCTCAGTTAGTCCAAATGTAAGTAAACAGTTCACAATTATTTATATTAAAACTAGTGGTGCAAGTGGAACATTATCTTTAGGTTCAGTAAAAGTTGATATAAGTACTGCTTTTGATGCTACAGATAGAGATGAATTAAAAACATTAAATGGAATAAAACATTTTTATTCTGGAGCAGGGGCTTTAAAAGAAACATATAGTGGGTCTAGTAATTTTATAACAGAAATACATGAAGCTCATAGAGATTTACTTATAAGATATACTGGATTATCTACAACTGTTCCAGATGGATGGAATGATGTAAATAGTGATAAAGATTGGAAGCTAAGGTATTGGCAATTAGAACCCATAAGTTTAGAAAAGGGTTTAGAGAAAATGCAAAAAGAAGGGGGCTTTATATATTCTCCAAATAGAGGATATATACATATTAAAACTTCTGAAAGCTCTGACGTAACATTAACAAAAAAAGATTTAAGCAATATATCAATAAGTCATACACCTCTTTCAGAATTGCAATCATTTATGGCAATAAATTATGATAAACACCCAGCAGAAGATAGATACCAGTTGTCTGTTGATAGCTCTAATGCAACTACAAGAAAAGAATATAATATAAAAGAAAAAGAAAATAAATCTCAAGTTGATTTAGATATGTATGTATCACCTACTATACCTACATCACCAAATTCAGATCCAAATAATGATTATTATTCATATTACGATAATATATTTGGGTCTGTAAAGGCTATCATATCAGCTAATTTAGTTAATCCAAAGTTTTTTAATCATTCAGATGGTAATAAATTATTAGGCATTGGGTCAAAAATTTCTTTTACAGATATGTTTCCTGAAAATATTTTTGGAAAATCGTTTAGTGGTGTAATTTTTATGATAACAAATTTTAATAGAAGTCAAGGCAGGGTAAGTTTTACTGCAAGGGAGATAGCATAATGGCAAATGTAAATATAAGAACACCAAGATTTTACTGTGATTCAATTAATTATAGACTATCTAGGGGAGTAGCTATTAATGATCAATACGATGTAATCGCAGAAGATTCTGGTGCAGATATAGTTGGTATAAAATCTGGTGGAGGCGTTGAGTCTGATCTTTTTGACATGAGACCTACAAATACTGTTACGTTTAATACAAAAGCATCAGCAGATACTAGAGAAGATCATGTAATTATAACATTAGATTTAATGGGAACAAATACAAATGTTTGTAATTTTGTAGCAATATTAAATCATAACGGACTATCTTCAAATGCAAAATTTAGAATAAAAACAACAGATACAGAACCTGAAATACAAAGTGCAAATATGAATAGTGCAAATGCCATGAATAATCCAGTTTCTGTTTTAAATGGAAACGTAGCAGGATCCTCTCCTTTTACTATAACACCAGTTAGAGATGGTAGCACTATTATTACTTTTGATGAAACTAATGATAGGTTTATAGGTATTCAAATTGAAGCTCCTACTGGTGGATTTTCTTCATCAAATGATTTTACAGCAGGGTGCATATTAGCAGGTGAATTTTTTGATATGCCATCTGCTCCAGACTTACAGGTAAAAAGATCAATAGCTTTTGATAAAGTAACTGTGCAAGAATCTGTAGGAGGTCAAAGATATTCTAATATGTCTAATTTTGGCAAAACAACATCCGAACAAAATGTATTTCCATTTCTAACAACTACATCACCTCAGCAGGTATTTGGTGGCAGAATGTCTTATGAAATGAGTTTTTCTTACCTAAGCTCTGCAGATATCATGCCTAATGATTACAGTACACATAATGCAACAGATGATTCTACAATAGAAGATGTTTGGAATAAGGTTAACGGATCTCACATACCATTTATATTTACAACAGATGGATCATCAACATCTGAGTCTGATTATTTATTTGCTAGATTTGCTCAAGACTCATTAGAAATGAATCAAGTAGCTCCTGATGTATTTAATATGTCACTTACGATTGAAGAAGAGTTTTAGGATCAGGAATAACTATGTTTAATTCAACAGCAGACCATCTGATTAAACGTTCTATAAATACTGAAAACTCTTTTGTTGATAATGTTTTTGTGCTATCTACATTGAAATGATTTTTTATAGTAGAGTGCATTTCTTGTTCAGTATACCCCAATTCCTCACCCAATATACCTACAATCTTCCAGTAATAATTATTTTGCTGAGCAGAGCGTACACCAGTTTCTTTTAATTCAATATAATATTCGCCTTGCAGTTTAGAAATAGCATTGTCAAACTCTGTCCTATTTAACAAAGACATCTTTCCATTTTTTATTGTACAAGCAAATCGCAGTCTGGACATATCTTAGCTTCCCATAGTTTTATATCAGATGACTTCCAAAGTTCACCCTCAAATATATTCCATTTTTTACGACACTCTGGACACCACCAAAGACTTTCATCTGCTCTGATTTGATCCATTTTATGATTGTCTCTTGTCTTTTTTTCTATGATATTACTATCAAGAGCATCAATAACCCATTGTATAGAGCTAAATTTATTTGTTTTTTCCTTTGCTTTTACCTTCTTCAATTATACCACCTAACAATAATAAATAATTTCGTGCATCCTGTATTCTGCCAACTATAGGCTCTTCTGATATTTCTTTACCATTTAGCACATAGTTTCTGATAGAGTCCATGTGCTTTAGTAAATAAATAAGAGCAACCTGCTCTGCTCTTAAATTCATTCTATCTCCAATGCTTTTAAAGTTTTTAAACTTATCTTCATTGGATACTGTATATTCTTCTCCTTTAACTAGCATAAGTCTATTTTCTTCATCTTGCATAGACTTTGCCCACTTCATAAAGTCATTAACTTTCATACTGAAATCTTTCTATGATTTGTAAAAAAACATAAAAACCGATCAATAAAGCTATAGAAAGCAATAGAGACCCTAAACTAAAAAAAAAGAAAGTTACAACCCACTCTGCAATATCAAACATTATCATTATTAGACTCCATTGTATAATTTAAATACTCTCTAATCCTTTTTTCTAGTGTATGCAATCTCCATGTCATTAACCCCCACAAACATACCCAAAAAAAATTAGATAGCAATACATCAAATGCTTGAGTCTGCAGTATTTCTTTTAAATAATGTAAAAACATATTCTCTCCTTTAATTAGTTAAGGTGCTTAACTTTTTAGCATAGATAGGGAAGGTCAAAGAGGAATCACATAAAAATCTTTTACTGTTCCCTATCGCCACTAATATTTTGCCCCAGTTTTCTTTTAGTGCCAACCATAAGAAAACATTACATCCGACATCTATCATTTAATTACTAATATATCACTATCCTGATCGTTTATTTTTTCACTCACAGGTTTAGTTATTGATTTATTGGGGCAATTATTAATCATTAAATTGTTTAGCCATATCATCAAGGCAAGTGCCACATATATTGCTTTGGCAAACTGTACAAGTGTTGACCTCTTCTAAGTCATCTAGTACATCATTTACTATATTACTTATCTCATTGATATGTTTTTGTAATCCAGCTTTAGAAAAATCTGACATCTCTAGCTCTGTGTAATTCCAAATGCTACCAATTTTGTTTTTTATTATTTGTAAGTTTTTCATATTTGTTCTCCTTTATATATGAAATTAACAATTATATACCTAAAAGTCAAATGTTGTTTGTTTAAGTTTCAATGCTATCTCCTCATAGTCATCATCTGTAAATTTTACCACAGTATTTTTTCTTTCTTTAACAGTCTCATACCATTGGGTGCCACGCTTTTCAACTGCCCATTCAACAAACTCTGCAGGAGTTTTGTGAGCAGAGAAACTTGAGGAGAACACATGGCACCCAACACAGAGACAAAAACCATTATCAATATCCCAACGAACAGACCTGATGGATCGTGAGTAAAAGTGATGTGCATTTAGGGGTTTTGTTTTGTGGCAATGTTCGCACATCCCATATTCTTTTATCTTGTCTGCCCATAATTTGTCGAGTTTTTTTGATAATTGTTTTTTCACAGAGCATCAAAAATCAAATTCGTCTTTTTCTTCTGTTTCATTTTCAGTTTCGTTAGTTCCTTCTAATACTGTAAGTAGTTGCATCATATTTGCCTCTATAACAACTAGATCACCTGTAGTTAGCACTTCATTCTTTTTATCCATCATATCCATAGCTAACTTTAAGCAAACCTGCTTATGTATGTCGTGAGTTCTATCGTCTATTGAAACATTAGTTGATCCTTTTCCCTCACCTTGATATTCTACTTTCCATACAGTTTTACCTGCACCCCACTCTTCCTTGTGAATATTAACTATGTCATTTATTTTAAAAGCACTTAGTTTTTCATGTACTTTTTCAGTAGGTGCAAAAAACTTTACTACCTGACCATCTTTTTTTACTGTATATAAATGCCACATACCATTTTTACCCATGTCACTCTTAACACCTAATATTTGAACTATATTATCTGAGTTTGGTGACAATTTAATTGCATCTTGATTTTGCATCTTTCTCCTTTACTTTTATTATTGTTTTTGTTGATTCTGTAATATCTTTATAGCTTACTGGTACGCTTGAGTCATCTTTATAAGTTTCAATACTAGCACATTCTAAATACGGATCACGGCTTTTGTAAGTATGTAGATATTCTTTTATACCCTCAAATAGATCGTTAAGAGTATGTCTAATTACAGTATATTCACCTTCTGTGTATTCATCATAACCATCCCAACATATAGTAGCTAAATATACATACTGGCTATTCAACTGGAATAACCTTGCAATTATTACGCTCAAGAAGTTTTACTACCATCATCCTGATAGCATTAATCTCTTCTTGAGTTAGTTCTTCTGGAAACTCTACTCTAAATTTCCCTTGTGTTATTTCTTTCATACGTTCTCCTTATGTATGTTTAAAGTTAATATAGAACTATAATATAAATCAAGTCTAACCTTTAATTAATTCACCCCACAAAGATGTTTTACCATCTACTATCTGTACCATGTGAACTGTAAAAAATCCTGAATGGTAAAAATCAACAATAGCAAAAGCGTGTTGCCAATTATGTTGCCTATTACCCAACCAAGCATTTGACTCTGCACTCATATCTTTCAAGCATCCTATTGACCAAGCTGACTTGACCCCATCAATATGGGTAACGGAAGATTGTTGTATGTCGTGATGATGTCCATACATAACATTACCACCAAGACGAAGGAGATGGTTACGAGTATGACTAATACCAGCGAAATGATGTCCGTGATAAAAGTTGAGCTTACCAATTTTGAGCATCTTGCCCAGCTTGTGATACTTATAACCACGATCTCCCAATTTAATAGCATTTTTAACCAAAAAATCCTTAGCAAGGTAGGGGTTTTCTTCAACAAATCTATTAAGCCAATCTTCATGGTTCCCTTCAACAAAATGCCTCTCTTTTACGTTTGCTTTATCAAGTGACTCATCAATTATGTCCATTCCTTTATTCACTTCCTCAATCTCTTTTGTAACAAATGGTAATTGATATTCTAATGGTGGTCTTTTCTTTTTCTTCCATTGCCAATGCGATACTGATTCCCACTCTCCAGTATCTCCAAGATCAATATAGCCATCAGGCTGTATGATCTCAATAGCTTGACAAACAACACTTATAGCTTTCATATCAGCCATAGGAAAATGTTTATCAGGTGTTACAATATACCTCTTAACTTTCATAATTCCTCCGATCTTAGCCACTTTTCTAATAATGTATTCCATTGCTCAAAAGTAGCTTGTTTATTATTATATCGTACCCATATTCTATCAAAATCTTCCCAGTTTCTTTTTCTAAGATGCCTAAGTCCACGATCCATACTTTGATTATTTATGGCATCGTTATCAACTTCTTTCAATCTACTTAAAAAGATCTTCTTTAAATTCTTCAATGTATTCTTCATAAACTCCTCTTCTAATATCATATTTTAATTTAGCAGGTTCATTGTTTGTTGGTTTTCCATTCTTATACTGAAACCTTATTTTCTGCACATGGATACCTGCATAATCATCTGTTTCTGTTCTATGTCTGTGAACTGTAATAGCGTTATCTGCTTTATTATACCAATTAGCTGATCCTGCAATATCGTAAGGTGTAGGAACAACTGGCTTTCTATCTACCCCATTTTCCATTTTTCTTGGATGAGCAACTAACCATATATGAATTTCATTTACTTTAGCAAATGCACTTAGTTGAGAAAGTACCCTAGAAACATATAAAGTCTCGTTTTCTCCATCTCCAAACTTATGCTCAAGAGTATTCCACGGATCAACTATTAAACCTTGTAATCCATACCTATAATTTAATACTTTAGCCTGATCCATTATATTTTCTATTGTAACTGAATCCTCTTGTGTACCTATAAATTTAATATGGTCGTTAAGTATTTTCATGGTACTTCTTGCTTTTTTTTCACTAATGCGATCATCTCCCCAAAATGGCTGACTTAAAAACTTGCCTACTAATTTAAGTAGGTGGTGCTTTACTGGGAAATTCTCTGCCGAAAATATACCGAAGTTCCAACCATACAACTTAACCATATTAATCATAACTGCATCCATCCATTCAGACTTACCCATATTTGGAACACCAGTTACAACAGTTAACTCACTTGGACTAACTAAATAGTGATCGTCAATAGCTGACCAACCAGTAGATAATCCTTTTACATCAGGTTTTAATAATAAATCAATAGCATCATCTTCGACATCTTGAACCATCACAACACCATCAATAGGATAGGGGTGGGCATTGCTTACAATCTCTTCAACCTTTTCCTTGCCATAGTTTATAAGCACCTCATTCATATCCTTACATCCTTCAGGATATACCACTCTAAAGCATTTTTCCCTACCTATACGCCTAGATAATTCATCTCTTAGGTGTTTACCTGCCCCATCAGAATCTGTGCATAATATGACAGTTTCAGCGTTCATCAAATGTTCTTCTGCTGATAATAAGTAACTAAACTTCTTATCACTTGGTTTGCTACCTTCAGCAGGTGCGCCATCAGGAACAGATACTGCATTTATAAATCCACATTCTACAAGAGACAAAGCATCCATTTCACCTTCAGTTATAATGATGGTTTCCATTCCTACCATATTGTCAAATCTGTAAAAACATTTTTCTGCATTTTTAGATTGTCTAAATTTTTTATCTCCAGTTCTTGATTTTACATTTACAACCTGACCATCTTTGTAAAATGGAAAATGTATCCATCTGTTTTCGTAACCTATTTTTTCAGAATCAACTGTGTCTCTACTTATTTTACGATCCTCAAACCATTGGTAAACTTTATCAGGAATGTTTGTTTTTGGTGGATCAGGTAATGTCGGCATTGGAACTACATCAGAAAAGTTATGCTCCTTAACTTTTTTCAATGATCCCTTCCAGCCACAATGATGACAAAACCAAACACCTTCATCAATGTTTACTGCCAAGCATGGATCAGATGATTTCTTTCTGCTCGTAGAACACTTTGGACATTGTGTTTTAACTTCTCCTGAAGTTGCATTGACATAAATTCCGTTCTCCTCAAATGTCATTTTATCTCCTATTGATTTTTATATGAATGTAAAATATTGTTGTACTTTGTAATCCCATTACTGGATTTACTTCTTAGTGCTTTGATTGAAAAAACATTCTTGTGCCAAAACTTATCTTCTAACGCCCACATTAAAACATTTTTCAATTCATCAGAATCATGTCCATCCTTTACAATCAAATCAAAGATTGTATTTACTGATTCATTTATAACAGATTCATTATTCCAATCTTTTACCATGTTTGGAAACTTTAAATTCTGTGTAGAATAAAAATACTTTACTATTGTTTTTATAAACTCCAGTTGTTTATTATTAATCTCCCCATTCAATTTAACAACACCCTTCTTATTAGAAGTATATATATATCTTATATTATTATTTAATAATATAGGTTGCTCGTTACTTAAAGGGGGTGTTGGGTTAGATGTATCTGTGGAGGCATTATTTAATGATACCCCATTAAAATTCTCGCTATGGGAGTCATTAAGATTTTTCAATACCCCTACTATAAATTCATGGGGGGTAAGTGAAATATATCTCTTTTTAAATCTTGATGTGTCTTTCTCATTTTCAATAACAACTTTTATAAATCCATAGATTCTAAGTTCTTTTACAAGCTGTGAAACGCTAGACTTTGAAAGATTTAAAACCTTACTAAAGTAAATATTGTTCTTAACGCAATAACCACTAGGCTCTATGGTTGCTGTTATTTCAGAATATAAAAGCTTTGAGTTTGCTTTTATCTTTGGGTGGTGTCTTAATATGGATGGTATAAAACCATAGTTTCCAAAAATCATTTGTTCTCCTTTTGCAAAGGGTGGATAATAAAACCCACCCTTTCAATTACAAAAAAACCCCTTTAATATACTCAATTAATACGATCCTTGCAAGGGTTTTAAACATAGATCGTAATAGGAACATTTATTTCCTTCAACAACTTTACACTTTTTATTTGCATATTTTTCATCAATCCATTGGTGCAATTTGCTGTTCATCATAACTCCATCACATTGATAGCCAGTATTATAATTAGCACATTCTTTTTTTATAAAAGTGCTTACATTGTTCTTTTCTCTGTTTAGTCTAAGCATCCTACCAACTGCCAACAATGTTCATACTTACCATACATTCCCAATTTCTTTTTGCTTGTTTTTTCAAGTTTACCATCTCTTGTCAAGTTAGATAATGCTCTTCTTATTGAAGTTATGGGAGCGTTTATTGATTTAAAAAAATCGCTGTAAATATCTGTTGGACTTAAAGGTATTTGATATTTGTTAAATATATCTAATATCTTTTGTTCTTGACTTACTGCTTTCTTTTGAGATGTTTTTAATTCATCTCCTTTTAGATTGGTAGTATTATAGTATACCATGCTGTCTCCTTTTAGGCTATGCCTTGTTGTGAAGAAAGCTTATTACTTTCTCCCAGTTTTCTCATCTCTTCTTCTTCTTTTTTCTCATTACAATATAATAGGATCATTTCTTTAAAAGAATTTAGATATTTATCAATAATCCTTTCTTCTCTTTTAAAAAAATTTGAATAATGCTGTGCTAAAAAACTTTTAAACACAATGGGAACTACTGCATCCTCATCGTCAAATGAATGATCTTTTTTGTCATACCATTCAAATAAAGCATCGCTTACAAGATCATATAATAGTTCTGCATTTTTCTCTTCTTTTTTTCTCATTGTTTTTTTGTTCTCCTTTTAGTTAAGTGCCTTAACTTTTTTTTCTTCTTGTATAGAATTTATTTACAAACTCGTGATATTCAATATCAGAGCAATGTAAACATTCTATCTTGTCTTTTCCGTAACTTGGAAAATTATCGTAGTAATGTACATTTTTAATATTTTTACTTTGTCCTATTCTTTGGGTGGGATGTATTACAATCTCCCAACACTTCCTGCACTTTACACAATATCTTATTGTTGAATCTGCTAATTTTGCATCAAACTCAAATTCTCTTGATTCTCCTCTCATTTGTTATCCTTTTTTCTAGTTACTTCATTTATAATACTTGATAACTCTTCAATGGGATTACCAAATATATTATTTAAATTATACTCTGGATTTTCTAAATTTGAACCTTGCTCTTCATCATCCCAAAAGTCAGCGTGTTCTTTACAATCTAAGCAAATGTCGTAGTCTCCGTATTTTTCTGCTCCACAACAATCTGATCTTTTCATATTATCTCCAAGTTGCTATGTTATTTAGTTTAAGAATACGATTTTTAATCAAAGCCTGATCTCTATAAAAATCTAGCTTATGATTCATAATTTCAAGATCTGTTTTAAGCTTTGCCACCCATAGCATAGGTAGACAAAATATAAAACCTAATATAATTGTAAGTATAAACTCCATTGTTCACTCCTCTAGTTAATTTTAAATTATATATACTAAATATAATAGTCAAGCTATTTATAAAATGAATCTTTTTTATTTTCTAAATAATCAAGTTTATTTTCAAGATCCAATATTATTCTATTAGAAATAATATTTTTTTCTCTAAATAACTCCTCTAAATATCTAGTAGTTCTTTTTATTTCTTCTGTTAATTCTCTGTATTTTTTTTCTTTTTGACTTAATTTAGGCATTTTATATATCTCCTTTTATAATTTGTGAAATAGTTTCTAATTTATAAAGTAATGTTTTGGCGTTGCCATCTATACCAAAATATAATTTAACATCCATCAATTTAAAATTTTTATGTGGCTTAATACCCTTTATTAAAAGTTTTAAAGCACCTTTTGTAGTTATTAAATTATAAATACCTTTATTAGTTCCATTAAAATTCATTTCGTATTTTTCATCCATTATATCTTTTAAGAATTGACAGTCTTGATCTATTTGTATTTTATTCATTTTATCTTCCTTTAGTTTTTGCACCCCAAAAGCCGATTATATGAATCGGCTCAATTTGGGTTTAGGGTTTTTAGTCCTAGTGCATTTTATACTCCTTATATCAGTTATGAAATCCTCTCGGACTCAAGTTAGTAAAAATATAAATCATTAATCTTTAAATAATTTTAAACCTATATACCTAAATAATAAAAATCCTAATGTCATAAATAATAATTCTATAATAGTAATTAACATTTTAACTCCCATATTTTAAGAGTTTAATAGCTGTATTTATTAAAATTCTTAATTCGTGATCTTTTGGTAAGTGTTGATTCCTTTCCAAAAAATCATTTAATTCTAAATAATTATCAGCGTTGCCATCAATTAAATGTATCCGATCATTTTTATTTTCAACCTTTGATTTTATAAGTTGCTGAATTGATACAAGAGCAACCCAACCTATAAAATAATCTGATACTCCTCTAATTGCTTTGATTGTTTTTAAAGCGTGTTTCATTGTTTACCTTTTTTTGTTAAACGTTTAACAAATTTTTGACTAAGACGGCAACCTAAATTGCCGTTTCGGATATAAAACCCTCTTCAGTTAGTCTAATTCATTAATTAACATTTTAAACCCCTTTTTAAAAAAATGATTTTCTGTTTTTAAATTCCTCAGCAAAAGTTAAGCGCCTAACTTTTTTCCCAACCTTTTCAATTTTGTAAATTCTGTTAATCCTATGCTTTCTTCCTTTTGTCCAATCCTCAACAATACCATTTTTTAAGGCTAAAACATGCCTAGAAACTCCTAAAATGTAAGTACCCTTACCCAAGTATGATGCGCAATTATTTACAGTAATAGAGGCATTTTGAAGCATTTTTTCGTTGGTTTCTGGATTCCAAAAATATGAACCCTTTTCATTATAAGGATTTTTCTTTTCAAAAGTTGTTACTTTGTATCCATAATCCCTTGCAATTTCTTTTATTATATTTCGCATCCAGTATCCCCTATTTCTCTTTCTTCCATGTTTAAAAAAATAGGTTTGCATTTCTTCAAAAGGAACATTAAAAGCAATAGATGAAGCGACAACAGTACAACAGTTTTTATCTAGTTTATAAGCTGTTGAATTTTCAATCGTTTTATAGTACATTTTTTCTCCTCAATTTGATTTCTATATACCCCCAAAAAACTGGGGGTTTCATTGAGTAATCGGCTCAAATCGTCAGTATAGATTTACGCTACTTTTGAAAGGTTAATTCCTTGAGACTCAACAAACTCGATTAGATCCTCAACAACTTTTTCGTGTTTGTCCATTAGTTTAATTAATTCATCCTCAAAGGTTTTTTCCTCAGTTTGTTTTTTAGACTCAATCACAACTCTAAATTTGCCGAGATCATCCTCAGTATGATGTGATAAGTATTTTTCGTTTTTAAACTCTCCAATCATAGTTTTTTTGACTTTCTTTATAGTTAAGGACTTAACTTTCTTCTCCTCTCCTAATAATAACTCTTGGACTGTTTTCTCTTTTATAAGTGTCTGGAGTCTAGTCTTTATCCATTTTTTCGCCTTATCTATTCTTTCAGTTTGTCCACTTTCAAAGAGTTTATTGAGTTCCTTTGTTAATCTAGTTTCATTAGTCTTTTTATCTCTAGTAAATAAATCCTGTTGGATAATTTGAGTCATAGAAAACTCTTCATTTACTTGGGTAATACCTGCTTCAATTACTGCTTTTATATCCTCATATTTTGGAGGCTTTGCACTTGTTAAGGTAGCGACACCATTTTTATTTTTTGACATTGTTCTTGTCTCCTATCTATTTAACGTTATTGTATTTGAAGTAAATTCTTTCACTTCGCCTTTGAACTCAACAAACCAATTCCAATTTTTTTGGAATACTCTAAAGCCTAAATTAAATTGGTCTGCTGTTTGGTTCATTCTCTTTTTTGTTGTTGGTGTTTCCCAGCCACCTGTATTTAATACGATTGTTTCAGCGTTGAATTTTGCTACAACTGTATTATGAAAGACAACTTTAGTCAAATTGTCACTATCTGTGAAAACACTTGTTTTATGTGATCCGATCATCTTTTGTTTCTCCTCGAGGCTCTCGCCATCATTAATTGAATTAATATTTAATATAGTGCAAATCTTACACCCTTTAAACTAATAAGCAAGAAAAAAAAGTTAAGTCTTAACTTTTATTTATTCCTTATATATGTAAGAAGAAAAAACTTTGTTTTTTAGCTGAATTAATGCCAGTTAATTCTATTATTTACCTATCAATTTACAATGCCTTTATTTGGCTCTGAATGGTGTCTAATTTTAATTATTCTAACCATTCATACATTTACATTAAAAAATCTTTTTATGGTTTTTTAGGCTATGTTTAAGGCTTTTGCTCTCAGAGAAACGCTCATAAAGTGCGACGTGAATCCTCATACAACTAAACAACTATAAGTGCAAGTATTATCTATATAGAGTACTAATATTTAATTGGAGCCTTTTGTCTAAATGCAAGGATTATTTTTTTTATTTGGATTTTAAAATGTATGCGACCCCTACCCCTACAAAAGCAAGTAAATAATATATTTATTTTAAATATGAGCGATATGAGCGTTTACTATATTGCATAAATGAGCGTTATGAGCGTTAGGGGTGTAGGGGGGATGAGCGATTTGAGCGATTGCGTTATTACGTGTTCCTCATAAAATAAATAAAAACAAAGTCCTATGGGGCATACTGTAAAAAAGTTCAAAAGAAAGTCCATTAATACTTGCACTAAAGTAATAAAGTCCGTATAATATACCATAATGAGTATAAATATACCATCAAAGATAAAGCCTTCTATGGTTCTGGCTATAGACCTTTTAGTCAATGATCCTGAAGCTAAAATAAAAGATGTAGCTGAGAAATCAGGGGTAAATGTATCCACTATCAGAAGATGGATGAAAGATCCTGAGTTTGTAGAAGTGTTCTATCAAAAGTATATGGTTGTATTTGGATCTAGGTTGCCAACTGTGCTTAATAGTATGGTTCGTGAAGCCGAGGCTGGAAATGTACAGGCTGGTAGATTAGTTTTAGAACACTCAGGTAAACTTATTAAACGAGTTGAGGTTAACAACCATCAAAGTCCTTTTGAGAAGTTTCTTAGCTCCCAAGCATCAGATATGGAAGAAGTTGAGGTTTTAGAAGCTGATTACGAGGATATAGAGATTTTGCCTCAGCGACCTGTTATTCCAGAAAAACCACCTACTAAAAAAGAGTTATCTACTCAACAAAAAAAAACAGATAAGAAAAATGAAAAGCGTAGAGAAGCTAGGCGTTGGAGGCAGAGAGCTGAAGCCGTAGGTATTGCAAGACCAGATAAAGGCAGGCAAACTCCAGCACAAAGAAAAGCTTGGCAGGAACAAGTAGTAAAAAGAGAAAAAGCACTTAATGTTGCTTTAAAAAAGTCTTAACCTCATAAGACTTACATTCAGGACATTCTTGTTCCCTGTCTACATCAACTGCTAACACTTCCCATATCCAATGACAAGTTAAGCATATACAGTTTATAAGAGTAAATTTTTTCAAGCTTTTCCCCATTTTTCCAATTCTGCTGAGTATTTTATTAACTCTTCCCACAGTTCTTGGTTCAATGGTATTTCTGTATTTATAATCATTTGATCTATTGGCATTGAGTTTTTAGCTAAAAATCCCAATAAATCATTGTTCATTAAAACTAACTCTTGTAGTTTATCTAGCTTTTTATCTAGTTTTTTTATATGAGATTCTTGTGCAGTTAAACACTCAAGCAATAAACGTAATAAATAATCTTCTATATTGTTCATACTACAATATACTTTGAGTATATTATATAATACAATGTTTATTATTTTTTTAGTGCTTTATTTATATCCTGAACAAGCTTTTTTTTCATTTTATCTACTTCTTTTATATCAGTAATGCTTAATCCTGAAATAAAAGGTCTAGCAACAGTAGTTGGAACTAATCCATCATTATGATATTTACCATATTTTAACACAGATAGCTTATTATCTTCTGCTTTTATACTATCATACATTTTACCAGATGCTTTTAATGGAGGAGATGTAGGAAAACCCTCTCTTTTTCTCCATTTTTTAGTAGATTCTTTTAATGGAGCAAGTTGACCACTATCTATATTTGCTTTTGATATTTTTTCAGCATTTTTAGCAAATTGTTTAGCAAAGTCTTTTTTAATGCTTTTTATTTCGCTCGATAACTTAGAAAAACTAAAGTTTGTTGTTATTTTTATTTTCACTATGACTTCTGTGGCTGTTGTGGAGCTTCTAAGCTATTTACAGACTTATTTTCTTCAATAATAACCTGTGCTTGTTCAACTGTCAAGTCTTTATTGTCACGAACCATTATTTTTGCCCTAGTAGTAAGATTATTTTGTATGTCAAACTGATCTTTTAATATCTGATCCTGTACTGTCTTAGGATAATCAATTTCTTCAAAGTCTACTCCAAACTGTTCTGGTAAGTTTATACCATTGTATCCTGCTATTACACGCTCAACATTGTAAAAATCTTGCTCATACATTCTCCAAAGAGCAATATCATCGTAGTAATCTTCTTTTCTCTCCATATCCTTAATCATTAGTGATATTCCACTAGGAACTTCACCACCAGATTCAGCAAACTGTATCCATAAGTGATTATTAATAGCTACAAGCTCCATTTGAAACTTTATATTCTCTATAGCTTCCATAATATTGCCTGATGGACTTGTTATATTGTAAGCACCATCTTCACCCATATCTAAAATTGTGTTGGAGCCTGCTCTTAGCATACTTTGATCTGCTCTAAGTCCTGTAACCCACGGCTGACCAAACATATTAAACCTCATACCTAAATTCATCTCAGTAAGAGCTATATTTACCTGCTCGTTACAGTTTACAATATCAGAGGCACCCTCAACAAAAAAAGAGTCTATCTGATCTTCTCTATGAGTAAAAACAAAAGGAATAATACCATAAGGATTAGGTATTTCACTCAACATTTTACCTTCTTCATCCATAAGTCCATATTTTTCATTATCCCAATACTCCCATTGCATATTATCTGTGTTAGACAGGTCTGCTGTGTTATTTAGCAATGGATACACTATGGAACTAGGAACAAATGGGTCATCGTCAAAGTAAACTTCAAAGTAATAAATAGGTCTATAGTCAAAGTAACCATCTTTCCAATGAACTCTATTAGCAACAGTACCTAGAAGCCTAGTCATTCTTTCTGAGTGTTTCATGCGAACATTTTTGGTTGGTATTAACTGCTCATAGCGTTCTGTGGCATCACCTACATTTCTTTTTGCTCCTAAACTGTAAATACGGCTTATTTTATTAATAAATTTTCTAGTAAAGTTAGTTACACTTGGTGGTATCTCTCTGAAAGCGTCTCCATTAAAGTAATTGGTTATATATTGCTCTACTGAAACCCCAGAATAGTAATCTAAGTGCTTTCTTATCTCATTTCTCCTAGCATGGGAAATCATTAGCTTTGTTTCTAGTAATTTATCTTTTAATACTCTTTGAATCATCTTTGAATCCTCTTCATTTCGTTATTTCTCATAGGAAACCTATTAGTTATAAAATACCTAAAAGCATCATTTCCGTGGTCATGGGTACCATCTTTTAACGGCTCTTCCTTTATTGGTTTCCCATCTTCACTTTCAGGGTATCTGTACTCCTCAAAATCTTCTATTAATTCTGTACACTTTTTATCTACATGAACTCTCCTTATCCCATCTGCACTTTCAAAAAAACCTCTAGCGTATGCTATACTAGCAACAAGATTCCTGCTCATTCTATCTCTTGCTGATATTATTCTTATGCCACTACGTCTAAATATCTCCATATCTCCAGCACCACTTTGACCCTGAACATTGCTACCAGCAGGATCACCATAATAAGACATAATAGGATAACCTTTGGTTTTAATCATTTTTATTAAATCTTCTGTTTTTATATTTTGTTTATGTAGGATAGAATCAAAAACTCTAATATGTTCTAGCTCACCATCCCAATATGTTTGCATAAATAAAACTGCTGGCATACGATAGCCAAAGTCAATAGAGCAATATGTAGGTAGGTTAGGATTGTATGGAAAATCTCCAGTATCTAAGTCTCTGTTAAAATCCCAAACCTTTCCCTCAAACACAGAAAACTCTGCTCCAAACTCTTGTCCAAAAAGTTCCTTAGACATATTCCTCTTTCTTTCAATTATAGCAGGATCATTTAATCCTAATGGAAACTCATGTTCATTTATCCATGATGGAGATGTATGACTTTCCCACATTGGATCATCTGCCCCTAGTTTAAACAAATCATATATCCAGTTTCTACCCTCTGGGGTTGTTATAAATATAACTTTACCTTTTCTACCTGCAACTGTTGGAGATAAGTACATATCCCAAATTTTTTTATTCATTTTAGCAACCTCATCAATTACCAAAAGGTCTAAACCTTCACCAACAAGACTTGATGGATTGTCTGCTGACATTCCTTCTACGATTGTACCCCATTTAAAACGAATGTACATATCTTTTTCTGATGCTTTGTCTATATCATCTGCATGACCAATAACCATACGTTGCCAAATCTCACGAAATATCAACCTAGCTTTTTTGTATGACATCCCTACCACCCAGATTCTTTTATTTGGTTGAGATGCTACATAGGTAGCTTCCATTGCACTTGCCCAAGTTTTACCAAATCTTCTACCACATACAACTACTTGAAATCTAGCATCTTTCTTTTTAGGGTAATGCAAAGGCATTTGACCACTATGAGGTTTATATCCTAAGTAGTCAAACCATTTTTTCTTAAATTCGTAAATTTTTTCTTGCATTAGAATACTTAACTAACTTACATTATAGCATATCTTTAATGCAAGGATAATTCTTGCATAATTCATAACTCACTAAAGAGGTAAAAATGTCTGAAGAAACGACCATCGAGCCAGATGTAAAACAGGAAAACGTCACACAAGGCGATAACAATGTACCGATTTCAAGATTAAATGAAGTTATTTCAGAAAGAAATGAACTTAGACAAAGTCTTGAATCTTTTAAAACTAAAGAGGAAGAAGAAAGAAGAACCAAACTTAGAGAAGAAGAAAAGTGGCAAGAACTAAATGCTGATCTTTCTCAGGAAATTGAATCCTATAAACCTTACAAGGAAAGATGGGAAGCAATGGACTCAAGACTAAGAGAAGGTGCTTTAGCTCAACTTCCTGAATCAAAACGAGAAAAATTTGCCAATGTTGATACTGAAGTTCTTTTAAATATCGTTGAAGAGTTTACAGAAATAGAAAAAGTAAATCCACCTGACACTAAAGGAACAATACCTACTGAAAAAATGGGTGATTGGACTAAAATGTCAAGTGAAGAACGTAGAAGGAACTGGGGTACGATATTGGAGTCATACGTTAAAAGGTAAAATAAATGTCTAAACATTATCAAGGTAACGCTGTTACCAATACAACTGACCAACATTTTATACCAGAAATTTGGGCAGATGGAATTTACAAGTATTTTGAAAGAAAGTCTGTATTTCGTGGATTAGTAGATGATTATTCTGCTCTTTTTACTGGGAAAGGCTATGGAGATGTTCTTCATATTCCAGAAATGAGCTTAATAAGTGCATCAGACAAATCTGCTGGTGCTGATGTATCTTATGATGCAACTGCAACTACAGAAACACAGTTAACTGTTAATAAGCACAAATATGTCGCTAAATTATTTGAAGATTTGACTTTGATCCAATCAGAAGCTGATTTAGTAGAAAAGTATTCAAGAATGATGGGTGAAGCTCTTAGCCGTCAGGTAGATGCTGACATATGGACTGAGCTACAAAGCTTAGAAGATTCTTTGCTTCTAGCTGATGACGATACCCTAACTGCTGGAAAATTTGAAGAAGCTTTAGCTACTTTAGGTGAAGCAGATATTCCTTATATGGATGGAGAGTGTGCAATGGTTGTTAACCCAACTCTATTTGCAGATATACTTAATCCTTCTGCTGGTATTGCACAATTCTTTATTAGAAATGATGCTGTTGGCGAAGGAAACAGAGGTTTACGCTCAGGTCTTGTTGGATCACTTTACGGAATTGACGTTTATATGTCAAATACTGTAGATACAGCTAACGAAGGTGGAGCAGGTACTAACACAATTAGTGGAGCTATTTTTCACAAATCAGCAGTAGCATTTGCTTCTCAGCAGGATGTAAGAGTCCAAAGTGAATACTCGATTGATGCTTTAGGTACTAAAGTAGTCGCAGATTTGCTTTATGGTGTAAAAAGAATAGACGATTCAGATAATAAGAAAGGTCTTAAAATCCGTAACGCTTAATTAGTGTTCTTAAATATTGGGGGTGTATCTATTATGCCCCCAATAATATGAGGTTAATATGCAATATTGGAAACATAAAAAGTCAGGTAAGGTTGAAAGAATTGAAGCAACAGTTGTATTTGAACATCCTGAAAAATTAGAAGAACTCAAAAAAGATTATGAGCGAATTAATGGAGAAGATGATTTTACTCCATACAAAAAATCAGTTGAGGAATCTTCAGAAGAAGAATAAATAAATAATCACAAGTCTCGTTCACGCTTGTGTCATAGCTTAGAGAGGGAGAAAAATGGCAGACCTACACACACATTCAGTACAAGAAGCAGTAAATGCTACAGTTGGTGGTAAATGGACAGTATCAACAGCAGGAACAGCAGGAAGTTCAGCAGACGTAGCAAACACATCACATAAACTATTATTAGGTAGCACATCTACATTAGGGGTATATTCAGCAGTAGAGATATATTACAATTTTACTACATCTGAAACAAACGTAAATGCTAGTAATGACTTGCTGATACCAGCTAATACACAATTTTTTATTACAGTACCTAGAGGATTAGGCAATACTGTATATTTTAATTTTAACTCTACTAGCACTACTACAGGTGCAGTAAGAATGGTGGAGATTTAATATGTTTGGATCTATGGGGCAAACCAATGTTAAGAATCTTGGCAATGGTGGAACAATGGATGGAGATGTCACTATCACAGGTGACTTAACTGTTTCAGGTGGCATATCATTAAGTTTAAACGAGGTACTACAAGGCACTTCTACAATAGATATAAATAGCACAGAGGCACTACTGGTCAGAAAAGATTCAGATGGTGGCGATGTATTTATAGTAGATACCACAAATAATGATGTGACAGTTGGGAGTTCGTCTTTAGCAGATGCTACTTTAATTATTGAATCTAATTCAAGTGGTGATCCAAAACTTCAATTTACTTCAACTGCTAATCGTATTGGCATTATGGATTTTGTGGAAGCTGGTACATTGCAAGGCTCAATAGTCTATGACCATAATGGCGACAATTTAAAATTTGCTACAGGAAGTACAAATAGAACTGCAAGGTTTACTGTAAATGAAACAAGTAGTCATTTTACCTCTAAATTAGGTATTGGTGGAACGCCATCAGACGATTTGCACATTATTAACTCTGACAATGTATATTTACAATTAGAGTCAAGCAATGCAGGAACGACAAAAGAATCTGCTATAAAGTATTCTAATTTTAGCACAGGAAGTAATTTCTGGTGGGCTGGATTAAATCAATCAGATGATTATTCACTTGCTTATGGAACTTCTTTTAGTGGTTCAAATACAATGTTTTTAGTTACTGAGGGAGGTAACGCTACTATTACTGGTACAGCAACTGTATCTGGTGGAATATTGACATTAGGAACTGCTGATACATCTTCTGGTCATATAAATGCTTTTGAGAATATGTCATTTAATATTGATACAGATAATGATGATACTAATAGGTTTTTTGAATTTAGCATTAATGGTAGTAGTGGTGCTGGTACAGAGTTGATGAGGCTAACAGAGGCTGGTCAGCTTGGTATTGGTGAAGATTCTCCAGACAAAGAGCTTCATTTGAAAGGTAATGAACCAACCTTTAGAATTGAACAAACAGCAGATGCTAATAAATATTTCGATATGCAAACAGGCACAGGTGGTGGAGTTGGCAAGTTAAAATTTAGCTCTGAAACAAATTCAAATACTCTAACTGTTACTAATAATGCAAGGGTAGGTGTAAATAATGGATCTCCTTCTGAGACTTTAGATGTAACAGGAAATGCTTTAATTAGTGGAACAGCAACTGTTAATGGTGCATTAATAGACCTTCGAGCATCTGCTGATACTGATTCAGAGATTATATTTAGAGAAGGCTCTACTGCAAAAGCTATGATATTTAACGATGCAAGTGCTAATTCATTAAGTTTATCTGATGGTGGTGGGACTTTAAGCGCTGTAGTTAATATTGGTTCTGGCAAGGTTGGTATCGGAACTGCTCCTGTAACAGATCGAAAATTATTTGTAAGTGGAGGCAGTGCTTCAAGGTCAGATATACAGTTATCTTATGATGCTTTAGGGAATACGAATACCGATGGAGTACAGCTTGGAATAATAGCTACTCATGGAGCTTATGTATGGAATTTTGAAAACTCAAATTTATATTTTGGAGCAAATAACTCAAGAGCCATGACTATAGATACAAGCCAACGTGTTGGTATTGGAACCACAAGCCCCACAGCATCAAAACTATCTTTAAGCCATACAAACAATACAGATTATGACTCTTATAAAAGTAATTTGGGAGCAACAGCATCAACCCATCATGTTGCTGATATTACAAATAGTTCTAATGAAGATAATTCAAATAAACGATATGCACTTTTAAATTTTTCTTCTGGTTTTGGCAACAGTGCCACTGGTCAATCTATCATAGGTAACGTATCTACAGAGAGTAAGCAAGGTAATTTTATTATAGGCACAAGAGGTGGCAATTCAAGCCCAACGGTGAGTGAAAAATTTAGAGTTACCCATGATGGGAAAATTGGTATTGGAACTGCAAGTCCAGAAGAAAAAATTCACAGCACAGGAGCAATAGTATCTACAGGAGTAAATGACACAGGAGCAACTGCTGGTACAGAAAGAGCATTTATTGATTTAGTAAGTAATAAAGCAAGGATTGGACATTTTAGAGGAACAACAAGTGCTGGTTCTGGTGGATTACAATTCTATACAGATAGTGTTGAAAGAGCAAGAATTGATGCTTCTGGTAATGTTGGAATCGGAATTTCTCCTGTTGCAAGTCAAAAACTTCATGTAAATGTAGCTTCTAATGTTAACTTTACAACAAGCGCAAACAGTACCATTTTACGATTAAATGCAGTAAATGATGCTGTAGATGCGACTATTCCTTTAGAAATAAACTCATCAAATACAAAATTTCTTTCTAAAGTTGGAATAAATGTAACACCTGTAGGGACTTTAGATGTAAATATCAGCACAGATGCAAGAGGTTCGTTTACTGATGCTATAGGTGAAATTGGTTCTGGTGTCTTTGCATTGCAAGTTACCAATGCCGATGGAAGCGCTTTAAAACCAATGGGAATCAGAGCAGAAGATATAAGGCTTGTAACAGGTAGTGCTACAAGACTTAAACTTGATGACAACTCCAGAATCTCACTTTCTAATAATGATGGTGGCAACAACTCGAATACTTTTTTCGGAAAGTTGGCTGGTGATTCAATTCAAAGTGGTGGAAACGATAATTGTTGTTTTGGGCATGAAGCTGGAAAAGCTCTTACAACTGGTGATACAAATACTTTGCTCGGAACTAAAGCTGGTACATTAATGGCTACAGGGCAAAATAATGTTATGATTGGAAATTTAACAGGAGATGCTACAGATGGCTCTTCCTTAAATGTTTTTATTGGTTCTGGTGCTGTAGGAGCTTCTGATGCAACTCAAAATGGAACAGTTGCGGTGGGATATAATAGCCTTCATGCATTGACTTCTGGCCCTGAAAATGTAGCAATAGGATACCAATCTGCTGATGCTGTAACTACTGGAGGTTATAATACAGCGGTAGGACATGGAACTTTATCTGCTTTAGTGGGTGGTAATTTTAATACAGCACTTGGTAGAAATGCTTTAGCTTCTGCTGGAAATAACGAAACAAGCAACATTGCTATTGGTGTTAATGCTATGCTTAACTGTGATGAAGGAACTGGGTCTGGTAATCAAATAGACCAAAATGTTGCTATTGGTGTTGATTGTTTAGTCGGTGCAGATTTTGGAGGTACAGGAAGTAGAGTTTTAACAAATAATATTGCTATTGGTGGAGATGCTTTAAATAGCACAGGAACTAATTCTCAAAACGGTACTATCGCTATTGGTTTTTCTTCTTTAACGGCATTGACTTCTGGTGGTGGTAATACAGCAATAGGTTTTGAAGCTTTGAAAACTCTTAGCACTGGTACAACATGCACAGCAGTAGGTTTTGAAGCATTAGAACTTGCTACAGGAAGTACTAATACAGCAGTAGGCTATGAAGCTGGAAATGTTATATCAACAGGAATTGAAAATGTTATTATAGGTGGGTTTTCTAACCCAAGTGCTAATAACGCTACTAATGAAATAGTTGTAGGAAGTGGAACGACAGGACAAGGTAGCAACGCAGTAACACTTGGCAATTCTTCTATAACTGCTGTTTATATGGCACAAGATGGTGATGCTGTAATGTATGCTGATGGTACAATTAACACTTCAGATAAAAGATTAAAAGAAAATATATCTGATTCTGATTTAGGATTAGCATTTGTAAACGCATTAAGACCAGTTAGCTATAATCTCAAAAGTAAAAAACATTCAGCAAAATTAAAATATGGTATTATTGCACAAGAAGTTCAAGAGGTATTAAAAGAAAGTGGAAATGAAGATTTTGCTGGTATTACAGAAAAAGGTGAATACTTAGGTGCTGATTATGTGCAATTCATTGCACCATTAATAAAAGCAGTACAAGAGTTATCTGCAAAAGTAACTGAATTAGAAAACAAATAAGGAGTCTTATAATGAATTGGGCAAAATACGCTGATAAGAAAGGCAAAACAGCCGATTTTAAAAGCAAAGAAAAAGTAGTGCAAGAAGCTATTAGCGAAGTAAAAGATGATGATGGCACAGTTGTACGTCAAGCAGTAGCAGAAAAGAAAGAAGCATATATTGCTATGGTAGAAAAGAGATGGGATGCTGAAAGTGGTGAAGCATTAGCTGATAGTGAAAGAGAATATTCTCTATCAGAATTAGAATCTGAAAAAGCAAGATATGATGCTGATATAGCAAGAGCAAAAGAACAATCTGATGGATTGAAAACTGCAATCGCTGATTTCAAGAAACTTTAATTAATAAAACAAGGAGTTACAAGTGGCAAAAAAGAAAGAAGAGCCGAAAGTAAACATACT